TCTTAAATTAGAATATCATGAAAAATCTTGAAGCATTTCAACATGAATTTGTTGATAAAATTAAACCTATTGATCTATTAGAAAATGCAAAGCCATTAACAACTAGTGGACTATTCTTTAAAGATAGTTGGTTAAAATTTCTTAAGAACGAAGGTAAATTTAACTTTACATTAGCCAACAAATTTTTATCAGAAGCTTATAAATTGTCAAATGACGCAGAAATTAATAAGCTGTATAAAATTGTATATGAAGCTTTTAATGAAAATCGTTTTAAGTCTGTTATTAGTTTGGTAGCAGAAAGTACTGCATATATGTCAGAAAGTTCTGTTAATGACATAATGAGAAAGCGTGTTAATGACGTTCTTGGTTGCAATGAAAATGAAGTACAAAGTAAATTACGTAATGGCTATTTAGATAACTTTGCAAATACGTTAAATATTACTGAGTTGATCAAAGAAACTCGTAAGAATGATAAAGTTGTAAAGACTAATGAAAGCAAAGTTTATCATCCTATTTCGTATGTTGAAACAAATGAAAATTTTGCATATTTTAGAGTAGGTCGTTATGTTTTTAGAACTAATGAAAATGTGTTCGAAACTACTAATATTCCTTCTGAACGTTTTAAATATCTATCTGACATTGTAGAATTTGCTGATTTCAATTACGAAAAAGAAACTTTTACGTTTAATACTGAATTCGGTAAATTTAATATAGCTGAAAATGGTATTAAGCAAGATATTGGTGAAGGTGAATTGATCAAATTAACTACTGAAGAGTTTATTAATAAATCTAAAGTTGTAATTGAATCTAAATATGCTTCTGTTGGATCTAGACCTAAACTTGAAATGAATTCAAGACTTGCTGATGCAATTGTTAGTATTTCTGAAAATATTGAAGAAATTGCTGATCTTGATAATTTCTATGTGATCGAAACAAAGCATATGAATGAAAAGATTCTTATTGGTAAACCTAATAAGAATAGTATTGTTGCTGTTGAAAGTTCTAAACGTTATCCAGCAGGTATTAAACAATTTAAAACGTTGTCAGAAGCTATTAAAGAAGTTCATAAACTTACTGGTGTTGATGTATCAGAAAACTTCGAAGCTGATTTGATTAAAGAATCTGATGTGTCGGCTAAGTTCAGTAAAAAGATTAGTAAACAAAAAGTATTTATTGAGAGTCTAGAAAAAGAACTTACTGAAATTTCAGAAAGTTTTAAAACTGTTGAACGTGGTTCAGAAGCATATTCAAAGCTTGAAGAAGCTTATGACACAACATATGCTGTAATCTTAGAAGCTAAGAGCAATCTTACTAATATGATGAAAAATGTTTCTGAAGCTGGAAAATTGCAAGAACTTAGTTCACACAAAGATGCTAAATTTGCCAAAGGTGATAAAGTATTATATAATGGTAAAGAGTCAATCGTACAATATGTACAAGGTAAAGGTGGTGAAGTTGTAAAAAATAAAAAGGGTGATCCAATGTATATGGTTGGTTCATCTGTTAAAAGTTCTGGTCAAGCAGCTTCTGAATCAGAACTTAAATTTGCAGATAAATAATTATTCTCGTATCATCAAACGAAACTTCGTGCATTTCTTTGCACGAAGTTTCAATTTTATTCAAAACAAAAAGTACAGTATGGCAAATTATGTAAATAATAAGGAACTTAGAAAAGAAATGATCATAAGTCTTAATAACAATGAACTTACTAGTTCAGCATTGAATATGTTATTATTAATGGTTGATAATATTCAGTCTAAGTTTAAATATGATAACGAAGATGATAAATATGATTGCAGATCGCATGCAGTTGAAGGTATTTTAACAAAATGGTGTAAATACAAACCTACTTACGAAAATACGTTTTCATTTTTTACACAAATGATTAAAAACGATTTGTATGCTGGTTGGAATAAATTGAACAAACGAAAAGCTGACTTTTCAACATCTAATATTTTTATTGAACCAATATAGACATGCTAATAACTAAACTATGTTAATAACTAATCCAAGACAAGATTTATTTGCATTTAACTTTCCAAGCACATTTTTTGATACCGAAATCTTAGCTAAATACGATAAACTTGTTCAGTATTATAATATACCATACAGAAATATGAAAGATGTTATCAATGCATCTATAATGAATATTTCTACACCAGCTTTTGAATATACACCGATTGAACAAATTCAAAATGCTGGTAGTACAGCATATAATCAATACAAAAGATCAAACGAAAATATTCAAAATTTAATACAGAAGACGTTTACTGTATCAATAAAACATGTATCAGGATATTTGACATATTATTGTATGCTTGAACATTATTTTAAATTTTACAGTAGACAAAGTGATAAAAGAAATCTTGGAACATTTCCAATGCAAACTTTAGATGAACTTGGTAATACTATTTGTACAATAAAACATAATCGGGTATTGTTTACCGGTATAACAGGTTTAGATTTAGCATATTCAAATTCTGATAGATCATTTATATCATTTGATTGTAGTTTCTATTATTCTGATTTTGATACGTCAATAACAATACCTGAACCAAAATTAACACCAATAACATGATACAGTTCGATACAATTGAAAATAAAAAAGAAGATGCCAATGGTAAAATTAATTTTTTCAGTAATTTATCAAAAATTAACTTTGCTTCAGTTATTATTGAACATTTTATTTTAATTGATGAACAGTTAGAAATGCGGCCAGATATTTTAGCATATGCTGCATATGGAACAGTAGATAATATTGATGTATTAATGAAATTTAATGGCTTATCAAGTTTTGATCAGTTTGTAACTGGTAAAATTATAGCAATACCAGCATTAGATTCTATTACAAAAAATACAGAAAGTATTGAAATATCACAAATAAAAAATCAAAGAAAGAAATTATTAACATCATCAGAAGTATTTGAAATAATTGCTAAACGTTCGCCAACTTCAAATTTTTTACCGAATAAAAAGAATACAGTAAAAGCTAATTTTTCTAAAACTTCTAATGGTATATTGACATTCTAATATGCAAGTATATTTTGAACATAAGTTACAAACTGATGACATAATTGTTAGACAGTCTAATGCTGATAATGAATTTATAGAAAAGAATGCAGGTATATACTTTCCTTTGGTTAAAATCAATGATATTGTTTTAACATTTTCAGATATTATTTCATGTGATCTTGAGATTGGTTCAACATTTTTACCTAAATTTACTGTAACTATTGATGATTCAAATTATGAAATACGTGAACAGCATATTAATAATCAGTTATCTTTCTTAACAGTATTCATTGGTAATCCTCGTGATGTCGTTTACAAACCGATTAAGAATACTTATTTAATAACAGAATTTTATTCTGAACCAGGTTCTACAACTATAACAATCGAATCAGAATTATTTGTACCAAAATTATTTCAGTATAAACAGAAAAAATTCGAAGGTACTTCATTTGATGCTTTACAAAATATTGCAAAAGAATCGGATTTAGGCTTCGTATCGAATATTAAAAACACTAATGACAATATGATATGGATTAATCCAGGCTATAATTATGACTGGATTAATGATTCAATTTTGCCAGGTGCATATAAGACAGATAAAAATTCGTTTGTATGTTTTATTGATCAATTTGCAAATCTTAATTTTATTGATTTAAAAACAGCAAGTGATAGTGGTTCATATGCAACATTAGAAACTGATGTATTAACAGGTACAGAATTAAACGAATCAGTAGACTTATTACTATCAAATAATCGATTTAGACAACCCGATGATAAATCAATTTTTATTCAATACTATACGCCAAATAATAATTACGGCGAATTAGCAAAAAATCGATATACAAAGTTAAGATATCAACAATTACAAAATGATAGAATATCTAATACTGATTATGTCGAAGTTGAAAATACAAAACAGATTAAAAATAGTACAGTAAAAACCGTTGATCAATCTGTAAATTGTCATGATAAATATAATATTGCTAACTATATAACAAAGCATAATAAAAGTATTATTCAAGGTACTGAACTTAATCTAGTTTTAGATTATTTTGCACCATCATCGTTTATGTATATGACAGTACCCATAGAAATTTACAGCTTTCCACGTGTGACAAATAAATATCCAGATTCTAATATTGAAACATTGGATAACGTACAAGAAAATGAATCAAATCTTAGAACAAGCTCACATTTATTAGTAGAAAGTTTATCTGGTGAAACTATTGTTACTGCAATTGGTTATGCATTTAGAAAACCACCAGCAGTAAAAAACACTGAAGAACTTTCAGGAACATATAGAGTATATCAAACATTAACAGTATTTTTAAAACAAAATCAATAGGCTATGAATAAAGATCAGATTTACGGTAAACGTTGGACACTTAAACGTGAATGGTATGAATTTAAAATTTCAATAGAAGTATATTGGATGATGATAAAATACTTTTTTATTGATCTATTTGACAAAAAATATTTTTAAATCTAAATTATATAATATTATGAATACACCTAATATCGGAACAAAAGTTGTACATAGCTCTTATGGCGTGTGTGAAGTAGTTAATGTACTTAATGATAGACAAGTAGTAATCAGAACAAAATCAAATCTTGATATACCATGTTCAGTATCAGATTTGAAACAGTATTTAGTTGATTAGATTTCTGAAAAGAAATCAGTATTCATTTAATACATATTAAAAATATTGAAACTATGAAAACATTAAAACAAACAATTTCTGAAAGTTTAAATGAAGCTAAGATACCTTCATTAGAAGCATTAAAATCTATGAAAGCTACAAATATTGATAAAAAGATAGAGGCTTGGGCAAAAAATGAAATAAAACGTAATAATGTATTTAGCGATTTAGGTGATATTATTGTTAGACGTAATGGTAGAATGATTTATGTATTAGCATCAGAATTTAAAGAAAATTACGGAATAATACATGATGCAAATAGATTGATTGATACTATTGAATATGAGTTTTCTAATTATACAGATGGATATAATATAGTAAAAAAGGACCCGGCTAATAATTTTGTAGTGTATAAATCTTAATTTAGAAATCTATAAAACAATGAAATCTCTATCACAAACAATGAATGAGGCATTTGCACAAGTGCCTGACACATTAATTGATTATCTTTCGATCATTACAGCAGATTATTTTGTATTAGCACAAAATATACGTGGTTTACATTGGAACTTAGTCGATAAGAATTTTCATGAATTACATGAAGAACTTGGAGATCTATATGAACAATTTTCAGCAAGTATTGATGTCTTTGCAGAACGTTTAAGACAACTTAGCGAGTTGCCACCATCAACAGTTTCTGAAATGTTGTCAATGTCTGAAATCAATGAAATCATAACTGATGAAATTGATTCTGACTATGTGTATGATTATCTTTTGACAGAATTTGATAAACTTCAAGATACTTTGAGAACTGCACAAAAAATGGCTGCTGAAATTGATGAGTCAAGCAATAATATTCTTAGTGAGCATTTGAAAATGATTGAGAAGCAAATTTGGTTGTACAAATCAAATGTTGAATAAATGAACCCTGCAAAAATCTCAAGAAAATCAAGATTTAAACAAGGTTATTATAATGCATCAAGGTCCTCGAAATATCGAGGACCTTCTTTGCAAGTACCGTATCGTTCTTCATATGAACTGAAGTTCATATTATATTGTGAAAATAATTCTAATATTGTTGAATGGTCATATGAAACACTAAAAATACCATACAAAGGACCTACAGGAAAAACACATCGTTATTTTATAGATTTTATTATAAAGTATAAAGACGGATCAGTTTATTTAATAGAAGTTAAGCCATATAATCAAACAATACCTCAAGAAAATCCTGAATATCGTAAAAATTCATTAAAATGGAGTGCTGCTAAGAAATATGCAGAATCCAATGGTTATAAGTTTATGATAGTTACTGAAAAGAGTTTAGCTAGAATGAAATGAAAAAATGTATTAAGAAAAGTTTTGATGTCTACATTTTTTCTTTAGAAAAAATGTATAGATTTCTGAAAAGAAATCATCAAGAAATTTTTCTATTTAGAAAAATTTGTTTATATTTATACTATTAAAAAATATTTAAACTTATGATCAAGCTTACTGAATATTTAAAGAAACTTATTGATATTGAACATACCATAAATGAAATGGCTAAAGTTAATTCAATAACTGACAAAACTTTGCCATACAATAAGTATGAAGTTAATGTTCAAGATGAAACTGTAAAAGCTAAGAAAAATATTCCACATTTTCATTTTGTCATTAAAGACAAAAATATAATGATCAAAGTTAAAATTGATAATATCAATAAATTGAATATTCTTGGTATTAAAGGTAACAAAACAGGTATTAAAAAAGATCTTTCTAATATTTGGTCAGTATATTCTAAAGAATACAAATTATTATCAAAGTGGTTAAATGAAACTAATATTAGAAATTCAAAACTTACTAATTCAGAAGCTATTGAATTTATGTGGAATGCAATGAATTCGTAATTATCTCACAAATATATACGGTACTGATTGACTACCTTTAAGTTCTTCTTCGATCTCTCTTCTTTTTTCTTGCCCATCTGATCTAATTTGATCATAATTTAATCGTACTCCACCAGGATAATTAAACTCAAATGACGATGTTATCTTTCCAAGTTCTTCCATAGTTCTTGCAGTAACATACTCTTCGAACATGTAATCATTATATAGATATTTTATATCTACACGTACAAAGCATTGCAATACTAAGCTCATTCCATAAGAGTTTCCAAGTACATTCAAAATGCTTTTATGTCTATTAAAACTAAACTGAACGCCTTTCTTAAATGTGTTGTTCATCATATCATATTCCATCAAAGCTATTATAGAATCTGAAGGTTGATAATGATCACCTGTATAACCAGATTGTTGAGAATTTGAAGTTGAAAATGTTTTATACGTTGATCCATAACTATCAAGTAATGGTATTCTAATTGCATCATTTATTGTAATACCTGCATAATTTCCAGTAGTAAATACTTGTAATATGCCTTCTATGCCATTAGGCAATTGTAGTTCAGCATTACTGTTAACATCTTTATTAGCAAAGCTTGAATACGGTATATACAATGACTTTTCATATGTTGCATCATCTTTATATTCCCAGAAAAACTTTGCAGACTTTATTACAATTTTAGCTAAACGTTCTTCAGGTATTTCAAATGGTAACGCATTACTTGAAGATATATTATCATGAACTCTTTCAAAGAATTCATAATCATCTGGTGTTAACTTAGCCATATATTTGATTTTTAATATGTATCAAAATATACATATTTAAAATACGGATTCTGAACTTACTTAATTATCATATATGACAACGCAAAATTCACTTACTTCACAATTAGAAGATGTAAATAGATTACAACAAAACGGCTTGAATATTGCAAATGCTTTTCTTGATGCAGTAACAACAAATAAAGAAAATTCTACAGTTACTGTATTAAATGCTGACGGAACTGAATCGACATTTCAAGTTCCTTCAAATTCTTATATTCTTGCAGAACTGAACCGTCTAAGACAATCTGTATTGAATATGTCAGGTTTAACTGATGATAAAAATAATGTAATTGTAAGTCTTGATGACGATTCTTCATTTCGTGAAATCTTTGCAAATAATTATAAACGTACATTTGACGCTGCTAAATATTCTGAATTAAATATATCTAATACTGTAAATTCTGAAGTTAATGCACTGATTGAACGTTTAATATCTCCTATCACTTCTGTACAAATTGATTTACCAAATAGGTTTTTACGTTCTGATACGGTAAGAGTAACTAAATTTGTATTATTTGATAGTTCAGATCTTGACAATTTCGATAATGGTCAAAGTTATGCAGAAACACTTCAAGCTCTAAGTTCAGTTCAATATAAAAGATATGATGAAAAGATAAAACTTGAACATCGTAAAAATCGTTATTATGGATCATTTAATATTGAGTCAATCATAAATAACGATGACAATACGTATACAATAATTCTTGATACAATCAATTATAGTGATATACAGAATGTTGTTGAAGACTCACGAGAACTTCAGATTAATGATAAATTAATAACTAATAATGGTCAGACTAGATTAAATGTTGAATCTGTTGATGCTAGAACAAATACTGTTATTGTATCAATTGAAGGTGGTTATTCAGTATTATCAGAAAATACAGTATTAGATTATTTATATACTGAAGCTAATGAAAAACGTAAACTAAAAGTTCCAATTAAATATAACGAAGCTTCAATTGTATTTTTATCAGTTGAAAATGATGATACACATATTGAAAGTTCGTATAGTGAATCTATACTTTTTGATTCTTCTAACTTTACTGTAATAGATAATAATACAGAATTTACTTTTAATACGTATTTTGCAACACGTGTTGCAAATCTTGGCCAGTATTTTGAATCAATGTTAAAAGAAAATAATATACCAGCTTCATTAGGTGTAGAGCCTGAAAAGCCAGCAATAAGAACAAATAACTTTAAAGTTGTACAAATTAATAAGCACGTTACTGACACGCCAGCTGCAGAAAAGGTTAAAAAACTAAATAAAGAAAAGCAGAATACGTATAATAAAATACAAGTTCTAAATGATAAGATTAGTCGTTTAAATCTTCAGATTGCAAAAGGTAACTTTAAATCTTCACAAGATAAAAATATAGTTCAGAATGAATTAAATGAAACAATTGACGAAAAGAACCGTCTGTCTTCATTATATCAAACAATTGTAAATGATATTACTACTGCTCTTAATTCTGATGTAACAGAAACAAAACCAAAATACAGAGTTAGAGGATTTTGGCAAGTTCAGGATGATTTAGAAGCTGATACAACTGGTCCGCAAAAGATTATTCAATACAATATTAGATATCGATATTTATCAAGTACTTCAGATGTTTCTGATGCAAATGCTATTGAATTTACTGATAATAATGGTAATCAGATAACAGGTGCTTTTAGTACATGGAAAGAAATGTCATCTAAACCTTTGAAGAAGATAGTAAATTCAAATGGCGAGTTAGTTTGGGAGAACAATTTAGTTGAAGATTCAAATCAGCAAAATATTAATCAACTTGATATACCTATTAATTACGGTGAGTCTGTAGAAATTCAAATACAGGCAATATCTGAAAGCGGTTACCCAATTGCACCAGTAACATCTAATTGGTCTGATATTGTACGTATTGAATTTCCTGAAGATTTATTAATTCAAAATGATGTTGAAAGTATTGTTCAGTCTAATAATGATGATAAAATAAATGTTGCAGTTCAGAAAGAATTTAATACACAAGGAATTACCAAACATATTTCAACTGCTGTAACTGAACAAGATAAGTACTTTGGACACGATGCTAGACAAATTGCTTCAGGTTTTCTGACTTCTGAACAAAAAATTATAAGTTTATTTGATAAGTTAGTCGAATATGAAAATCTAATTTCAAGTTTACAAGAAACAGTAAATCGTAGAATAACAAGAATATCTGTAGAAATGCAAGATCCTGCAGGACGTACATATACTGTAAATAATTTTAGTAAACTTGATTTATTTGCTGGTTATTATACAGATTCAGTAGATTTATCTAATACTGATCAATACGGTGAAATAGTAGAAAAAATATTCTATTTAAAATTAATAAATAAAA